CGATTTCCTTGGATATTTCTTTATTGCAGCGCTCGATGGCATTATCATATTTCACATCGCCACTTCGGGTAGCCTCGAGAAAACTGACCTCAAAACCTTCGGGGATTGTAATACCTGACCGACTCTGCAGCTCATTTACGATGGCTTTAATTTTGGTTAGATCCTCTGCATTAATATTGCCAGACGGTATTTTGCCCACAACAACAGGCATCCCGAACCGCTCACCATAAATTGCCCAGAACTGGATCATGTTCTTTTTCAGCCAGGTCCAGAAGGCTACCTTGGATAAGGTTGAATCACCATACGGATTGTCATCATCGCCATAGATATAGTGGATAAACTTATTCCGCTGGAGTCTGTCAGCCGTTGCCGTTGAATATCCCTTCATCAGGAGAATACCATCAGGCTTCACATTTCCATATTTATCCTGGTCAAACTTGAAATTTTCCTGAGCTTTGTGGTGAAGGCGCTTGAGGCCAAACATCCCATCATAATCCCCGCCATAAATTCTTTTGTAAACGATTTCTGTGAGCGAGAACCCATAGCCAATCCCAGAGAGCATCCCACTAATATCCTGCTCCAGCGATCCCTCCATATCCATGAGTGAATAGAGCACGAAATCGGCAATCTGAATATCTTGTTTGGACTCAGAGGCAGGGTGAACTGTCCACCCCCGGGAAAGCAGCTTCTGTTTGCGTGTGCGCAGTTGACTGCTCACGTGCGTATCCCTGGCAATATTTCTGAGATACCTCATCCCCTTTTGCCGGATCAGTTTATCTGGATTGGTTTTCCCAATTTCGTATTTGCTGGTAATATCATCGCCAACGACACCAACCTCGCTGAGATTGGGACCAGATTTGGTCATCTCTGCAAAATAATTTCTGGCAGCTGCAATTGGATTCATCATCGTTCAATACTCAAGTTCTGGTGGAAATCCGATTGACCAAACTGGGCTGCGATGGATTCCTGCGAACTGCCAAATTCTCGAAGCCCCCCCACCACGCCAAGGTTGTTGAAATTCACAATTGCAGGAGATCTGTCATTGGCACAACCCACTGCCATGCAGAGTGAATCAAAGTCATCGTCACCAATAATGGGATCGATGTACCCGATGCGGGGATAGTTCGCCTGGGTCTTCTCAATGCGAACATTCAAAAGGTTTTGTTTCAAGTTGTTTACAGCAATCGCTTGAGGATGTGTTTCCATGGCATCGAAATAGGGCAGCAGAAAATGATGGGCTTCCAGTTTGTTCCGGATCTGCTCAGCCCACTGCCATTTCACCTGGCCATTGTTCCAACGTGGAGCAAATGACCACTTCAACCAATTGGCCTGAGTATTCTCAGGGAATTGCTTACGATCCACACTGATTAACCGACGGGTATAGAGCATATCGTTGATATCTGAAATCACATCAGCTTTCAGTGCATCGCCGTATCCATCACGGGCACGATAGAATTCCCATAAATCACAAAATTCACGCTTGATGAGATTTGTATCCTCAGTTGGTTTCCAGCGTTTGCCCCCGAGGTAAAGCACAGTATCACCAATAACTTCGATGAATTGCGCCGAATAATTTGAGCTGCCCTTCTTCTCTCCAGCATGACCCATATCCAGAGCTCCATACACATGGCCGGTAGGTTTGTACTGTTCTCCTGGTTGATAGGGAACGCCCTGCCAGTTGTCACGATTGGCCAACTGTTGAGCTGTCATAATGTGAGATTTGCGAATGAAAGTTTTTGCTTCGGTAAATTTTAGGAGATAAATCCGCAGCCACTCATCATTGGTCAATGATTTGCGAACCCGGCTGACAAAATCATCATCGTAGTATTTCAGCTCCAAACCATCATAAACATCAAACTGCTTCAGGTTGTGGAATGCTGGATCCTGGAATATTGTGTAGATATTGCCACGCCCAGCCTGGAGTGTACCGGTTATCCGCACCCTGGTCGGTTTGCCATTACGATTTGCACCGGCACCACGCTGGAGAACACGGTTTTTCCAAACCTCAATATCCATATCATCAAATTCTTCACCCCTGATGATGGTGGCATTCTCCCCTTCAAAGTTTGAATTGATACCGAAAGCCTTGGCGCTGGAATGATTCCAGAATTCATAAGATGTGGTGGATAATTGTTTCTTACCCTTTTTCACAGAGACCCAGGCATTAAGAATGGCTGAATTTTCAATGGCATCCGTCTGATACCGCAAAGAGTTGACCGCTTGCTGTTCCTTTGGTGCCCAGATCCGATAGTCTTCATAGGGATTGGTCGCAGTTTCATAGAGACAGGCCATCTCCACTTCAACAGTTTTGCCAAAGCGGGGTGGCGCCAGATCCAGGATACTGGGGTGGCTCAGTATTTCCCGGATCTGGACGGCCTGTGTTGGACGCGGATCGAAATCACATTTATCCTTGAGCCAGAGAATGGGATTCTCTGAATAGCGCGTCACCGCTTCTTCGGCTCGATTAATTAATCTAATCTGACCAGTTTTCATAAAACCACTCGATACGAGAATAAGCAGGAGCATGAATAGGCGTAGCACAATCAATCGTCTCCCTGCTCTTCTTTAAAATCTTTTAATGCAGGATCCGCAGCTCGCTTGCCAGCGGACAATTCAAGAGCCTCTATCAATTCCCTGTTCGATTGCTCAATTCTTTCAACAGCCTCATCGGTGGTGCTCGATCCTTTTTCCAGGGATCCCTTGAGAATCTCAACCTCACTGGATGATTTTGGCGTCATCTCCTGCTGGTCCGCCGTAAACCCGAGTGAAGTCATCATATCGATGACCTTCCCCATAACTGGATTGGCTTTGTACAATTTTTTGGAAAGGGTCCCGCGTGAATAGTGTTTATCAATGACCAGGGTGCCCTTGTCGAATATCTCCTGCAGCGCCATCTGCATGACGGAGAACATTTGAGCCTGGGACATACCGGCGAGATCTTTAAGCTCAGCGTGGTTGCCCTCTTTGTATGCTTTCAAGAACTGGAGTAGAGGCTCCATGTTCATCGGGCAATAGCTGAACTCTTTATTTTCACATCGATCAAAATAATCACATCCTGAGCACATTGGATATTTGCCAGCCTTGGCCGGGGCAATGATATGTGGCTGCTGAGAGTAAAGACCATGCTTGAAAGCATTCTGAGAAACGCGATCTCTCGCCTCCTCAGTATTGAACTGACCACGATGGCCATCCAGGTTCGCAGCAGAAGCCGCTTTGCCCTCAACAGTCTTGGGTCCGGTACGCTTTGCCAGGTGCAAGTTATGTTTATATTTGGTTTCCGTGACTGGTTGCGCACATTTTGGACATAAACAGAACCATCTTTCATCCTCACCTTCCTTGTAATCCTCGGTAACCGTGTAGGCCTCACATGGGGGTGGGCAGTAGAATTGTCGGGTGAATTTTAAATTGTCCATCATAGCTCTTTTCCTACCATGATGTTATGGGTGACAAGTGGTTTAATGAAGAAAAACAAATTTTGATTTCTTTCCCATAATGACCCATAGGTGCTCAGCCTCAACTTTTTTGGCCTTTTTTACGAAAAAAGTGAAAAATTCGATTCGAGTTGACCGAGGCGACCCAGGGCAAAATCGGCGCGGGTTCTGTGGGTATTCCAGGGAGGGGGAGAGTATAGAGATAGCTGCCAATTCTCAAAGCCCCCCACCCCCTCAGCCAGTTGCGTTTCTTGAAAGGAGTACAGGACAAAAAGCATTATTTAGTGCTTATCTGGGGTAATAAAGGGATTAAAACAGCTTTGAGTCACGTATATATCTATTTTCGTGAATCCCTTTCAATGTGTACTTAATGACTTTTTTGGTCTTATTTGAGGAGGGGCGATGTAGTAGGGCTAACAGAGAAGTGAACACCAACACAACTAACGTTTTGAGTCGGTTTAAGTATTTGTGTTTGTTTCTCTTAGCATCGCTTTTTGAATGCGGACAAAACCCTGGGATTCCAGGGGAGCCTTTAAACCGGCTGTTGCACCCTTATCCAGGTGTGGATCTCCATACAGATCAGCCAGGTGAACGTATCTCATCGTGGTTTCAATGGATGAATGTCCCATCCTTTGGCGCAGGATATCCAGGTCAGTACCATTGGCCTTGCTGTAGGTCCCATAGAAATGGCGTAGGATGTGAGGATAGACATGCTTGGTCACCGGTGATCGCGTGATGATATCCCGCACAGCGGTCTGAACCGTTGACGGCACCAGCCGTTTGTTGGTGATCTCCTTGGTGGATTGATGGATGGGGATGAAGAGTGGATCCTTAGGCTTGGCTTGCATGATGAGTTTACGGTATTGCCAGTAGCCCAGCCAATACTCAGCCACAAATGATTGCTCAGTGAGTTTTGAGAATGGGACGATCCTCTCCCCTGTTTTGCCACGGACAATGAGCTTGAAGTGATTGGACTCCTCGATCACACTGGACATTGAGAGATTGCAAAGCTCGCTCTCGCGGATCCCGGTATCAGCCATGAGGCAGATCATAGCAGCATTCCGACGGGCGACAAATACTCCCCATTCAGTTTTTCTCATGGGTGTTGCTGCGGTAATAACAAACTGAACCAGCTCACTGGGTGTGATCAGCAGCGGATCCTTGACCTCTTCCTTGGGGATGGTGATATCCTTCATGGGATTCATGAGTGGTTTGCCATTGTATATCCAGTCGAAGTAGGTACGGATCCCACCCATGCGCAGCCGCTGGGTGTTGGTGGCCAGGTTGCGCGCCTTCATGCTGACAACATACTGCTCGATGTCCGATTGATTGGCCTCCTTGAGCGGCTTCTCCAGGAATGTCTCAGCGTATTTAACTGATGTGAGATAATTATCAGCTGAAGATTCACGGACTCCCAGTGATCCTATGAGGAATTGTTTAAATTTATCGTGGTGAGCGTTCATCGTGGGTTACGCTCCTTTTCTTGTTTCTCATCATAACGTCATGCAGCTTTTGCTTTAGGGATACGGCTCTGATCGCCCCAAGTCTGGCCAGCATGTATCGCTCTTTATCAGTCCACTTCAGATCGCATTGCTTTTTCGGTTTTCTAACGATGCTTACTTTATATTTCCTGAATGAATAATCGGGTAAGAATCCTATTGGGATACTTTCGACCGTATAAAGCCCAGCGTGTTCCGGTATCTCGGACAATGCGATTTCCTCAAGTTTAGCCGGTACTGCGAACCATAAATATTTGAGATAAGGATGGTCGTGATTGTGTTTTTTCTGAGCGTCTTTTAATAAATCAGATCGTGAAACCTTGATTTCAATCTCTGTCGCATAGCCAGCCTGGGAAAGCACTAATATGTCACATTCGTGCATAATCTTTCGACCAACATATAAACCCCATGACGGATTGAATACGACAACATTCTGCCGATAATTAAGATATTCAGCTAATGCGACTTCCATCTCAATAGTTTTCATTCTGCCCGCTCAGTTATCATGGGTTCTGCCACCGACAATAAAAGCTTCCATTTCATCGGCTTCCATCGACCTTTCTTCGTCACACATTGAACACCGCATCCTTGTGTATTGGATAGGGCTTGTATATGTTGGCTTATAGTCATGTTCACCACCATTTAGGCAGTCGGCTTTGGCTGGGTCATAACTAAAAAGGATTGACGTAGTGAACACAAACGCCTTTCCACACTCATCACAGTCTTGTTGGTGTAGTTCGTCCTCAGAATATCCCTGTCCGTCATCGTGGTCAATCTCAATTTCTGCGTCACAGTATGGACAATTAGTGTCTTTCATCTCGTCACCTCCTATAAATTACCAAAATACTTAACTGCCATTTCAAACAGCACCCAAGTATAAATCGTTCGTATCGTTTCACTTCCCCGCATCCTCACTCAATAATCGCCTGTACTGCCTATGAGATGGGAATCGGGGGTTCGGGGCTTTGCCTCCGACTTCTGAACTTCTCACAGTCTCCCACTTAGCGTGGTCTCTCCATCCATCCCTACACATATCTCTTTGGTCGCCTTCTTTGATTATCTCGCCGTCTTCGAGGCTTCTATATTCCATTCACTCCAACCCCTCTTTCTCAATTTTCGACACATCCCCTGAAATAAACAGCTTCCAGATCTCATACGCTTCCCGGGCATCATCCAGGGCATTGTGAGGCACCAGATCACCAACATTCTCACGGACCAGCTGCTTCAAGCGATCCTTTAATTTTTGAAAATCAACCTTGCCGTAGGTGGACATCAACCTGATGAGCGCATTTATATCCTGACCATGAGTGTCATTCATCAGCACCTGGAGGGTGAGCGGTAATTTGCGTTCCACAAATTTCATGTCATGGCTCTCCACCCTGAAACCAACCGGCATGACCGGTTCCAGTCCTGCCCAGGCTCTAATCCAGTGCGCCAACTCCTGATCCGCCTGGTGCAGGACATACTTGCCCTCAGCAGGATCCAGACCATTGATCTTCATGGCAGCCATGCTCACCTTGAGATTGTCATATCTGATGGTGAGGTACAAAGGCTCAACGTCATCGGCATAACAGCCAATGCTGAGTATCTCATTCTCAGCCGGATCCAAACCACTGTCCTCGATATCAAAGCCAAAGAATTTCATACCGCATCCAAAACATCATTGGTGGTGAGGTGGAGATAAATCTCTGTGGTGCTCAGGGAAGCGTGACCCATGAAGATGCTCAACTTCTTCAACTGCATGCCTTCGTTGAGTCTTTTGGTGGCTTGCATGTGCCGAAACAGATGAGGATACACCTGAGCTGCTTCCAAACCCGCCTCGGATCCGTAGCGTTTGATCATCTTGCGGATCCCCGCAGTTGAGTAAGACCGATTAAGATCAGATTCGAACAGAATAACCTGCTTCTGTCTGACAGATCCTGTGAGATACTGGCGCAGTCCACCCTGAATCTCTGAATCAAAATCCACGTACCGGTCCCGGCCATTCTTGCTATCCTGGATGAATAAACGCCGCTCAGCCACATTCACATCAGACACCTTGAGCTTCACCAACTCACTCACACGGAGCGCTGAGGAATACATGAGCTTGAGCATGAGGATATGAAACCCATTCTCACCACGCTCCAAAGCCTTGAAAAAATTGTGCAGCTCAGTCTCTGTGAGCAGCTTGGGTAACTTTTTGCGCTGTCTTAATCTCACAGTGTTAGTTTGCTCCCGAGACTTCCGCACCACATAGGCCACCTGCTCATACGACAAGTCGTGCTTCTTGATGAGTTTGGCTAAATCTTTGATCGCTGGCTGTAATGTTCCATGATTTGTCATCTTTTTCGATCTTTCCTGTTTCGATTGCGTTCCTGGTATCTACGAGATATTGATCCGTTGCCACTAAAAAGCAGAATCCCTGGCTCCAACCACGTTCTGGTACTGCCAGCGCACAATCCACCTTGTTGCACACCAGGCGGGATCCCTGGACCACGGCAAACGGGCAATAGCTTTTCCGGGCTCGTGAATGAGGGCATTCAAAATTTTGGGGATGCGCGCCATTGAGTAATTGATCCCTGGTCATAATTGCCATCCGTATTGCTGGACCAGTTCATTTGGCGTGATAATTATTTCCCACATATTTTTGCCCCACTTGGGATCCGCCTGTTTAAAAATATTTGATGGCGCACCGGCAGATTCAATTTGCGATCTGATACCCTCTGGAATGATGGTCTTGGGACGATTTTCAATAAGCTCTCTGGCCTGGTAGGTTTGGACATCTCCAGGAGTGACATTATCGATGAATATTTTCAGAACTCTGAAGCTCGGTTTGTTGGCTCCATCGATAAAATTCTTAATGCCAATACTTGCCACAACTGGAGGGACATGTGCGACCTCTCGCTGAACATCTTCAGGGGTTATTTTTTTCTTATAAGCCTCTGCTATTTTTTTAGCACAAGCATTCAGAAGAAGTGGAGAAATCTCATCATCATCAGTCAGTTGAACATTTTCCCATATAGTATCATGATACACTCTGAGAGAGTTATCTGTCTCTGACTCTTGATCTGACTCTGATTCTGAGGGCGTAACCGTTACGTTACTGTTACGTAACCGATACTCCCGCATTCTTTCAGCTGCACTGTCTGATTTCCGTTGTCTTTTCTCCCAATTAGTAATACTTAACATATTGTTTTCATAGGATATGACATTCAGGGCAATGAGTTGCTTTATCCACCGGCGAAAATCTTTTTGTGTGATCCGTAATCTCCAAACTATATCGACTTCCGATAAACTTCCGATAGAGTTCCGACGATTTTCTGACTCCAAAGCGAGCAAAAAGATGAAAAACTTGAAGACTTCCGGTGACATTTTCGCAACTTTCGGATCGTCAATAATTTCATTATATAGTCTAAACCACTCCATTAATACTTATCCAACATCTGCCTCATTCGGGCGTTTTCGTCTTCAATATCAGTCATTTTACCAGCTGCAATTACGCTCATTGCGGTCAATCCAATGACGCCGCCGATGATCATTCCGAGACCTAAATACCACCACATTATGAACTCCTTCTCCATCGATTATGGGGTGGTTCCACGTGACTAAAACCACCCCAATTGTCAACCAACTTGTTGTCATTTTTCATACGTCCTAGTGCATAAGAACCTCCTTTATTCGTAATCGAAATACACATAATTCTAGGCTCTAATCCGGTCTTATTTCTTCGCCTGGGCAGAGATATAATGCTTCACAATTTTGGCTGATTTACCCCGGGGATGATCCAGTTTGAATTGCTTGAAAATGATCTGTAAGGCAAAATAAATACGCTCCCAGAACCGCTCCCTGCAGACTGAATCCAGATAGATCTTGATGTGAATATCCACCCGCTGATCTACCTTTTTACGGATGAGCTTCTCTCGTTTACTGCTCATGAGTCCACCTATACCAATCTGATTTTATTGATTATACCGAAGTTATAGACATCCTCGATCTCTCTGAGGTATTCTCTCACAGTCATGCACTTTGGTACCCGCTTGCCACGTCCCAGTCGCTTCAAGAATTCTTCGTGTTTGAACGCTTCGAAGGTGAGGGCTTTCAGGTAGGCCAGCACAAAATTACGGGCTTTAAAAAAATCCAGGTACGGTTCCAGCTCATACAGCAATTCTGCTTTTTTATCAGCATCGGCGTAGTTCTCGATTTCAAATAATCCATCCCTGAACTCCTGGAAGATTGATTTATTCTCAAGCGCCGTACCTGAGAGCAGCATGAGAGCTACGGAATGATTGAATCCATAATTATCCTTGAATTTGTTGTACAGGACATATGAGTGAATATTCAGCTCAACATACGCCTCTGTAAAATCAGTGATTGACCAATTCTTTAAGTTTGTATTGAGCATCTGGATCTCTTCCAAGCCATAGCCTGGTTCAACAATGTATCTGACATCAAGCTCAAGCCGTGTTATGGCCTCCAATCGATGGCGGCCATCGATCACCTGGAACTTTTCATTCACCAGGATCGGGCTCAGTAGATACTTCTTTTCCATGGATGTCATCAGTCTTCTCACATGTGGCTCATTCAATGTCCTGTTGCCTTTTACATGAGAGAAAATCGAGTAATCCCGCGTTTCTTTGATTTGAAGGTTATTCTCATCCATCCTTGCCACCTTTTTTTGCTAATCGATCCAACCGCCGCTGCGCATGTTTTGAAATTGGTTTACCAGGTAATCCCTTTGCTCTGCGCTCAAGCTTCTTTTCTTCAAGGGTTTTTCGTTTTGGTCTTTTTGCCATGCTTCCCTCTCACGATATTTTCAAACACCACCATAAAGGCACCCAAAGCTGCCAGAAACAAGACCACCACTGTCATGATGGGATCAAATAGTTCAGCCATCGCTCCCTACCTCCTCGTTTATTTCTATTTTTCCCTGTTTATCAATGTGACCATGAAATCTGCGCCATGTTTTGCCCGCCCAGGATCGCTCCTGAGCTGAATTCTTTGCCTGAGGCATATCTGTGTCTGCCCAATCGTCTTCAACGTGATTGTGGCGCCATTCTCCATTGTCCAGAACCTCCCAGATCGTGCAGCGCTTCCTGGATACAGCCGCATAGTTCTTGTCCCAAAGCGCCTGGTTATCAATGGGACGCTGCCACCAACTCTTAGTCCCCACTGACTACCTCATGCTCAGGATCTGAAGCTTTAAGGATTGCAATTAATTGATTATTCGTATCAAGCACCTTCTGGTTTAACCGTCTAAAACCAATGGCTTTAGCTCTCCACAGAAAAATCAGATTAAGTTCAAACGCCACAATTGCGATGAGAAGCAGAATGATTAGTTCAAGCAGCATTGACATCCCTCATGAGTGTTTTTATCAAATTACTGGCATTGAGGAATCCCAGCTTTGAAACACGACCTTGAGCCTGAAAGGGGCGGACATATTCCCGCCACCAGGCATGTTCATGCTCAGGTAGCTGCTTACGCAGGATCTGGATTTTGGCTTTCTGCTTATTGGTGGCCATGGTTGGCATCAGAAATTCAGTCCAAAGCTCAAGTGACCATCATCAGCGGGTCTGGGTTTACGAATTGTTTTAGTTGATATATCCTCGCCCAGACTCAAGGGATGCTGATCCATGGGTGTGCGCAGCTTGCACTTCTCTGCATCAATCAACCAGGGATCTGTGATTAATCGATAATACCAGATTCTATCGTGATCATCATCCAGATCCTGGTTGGGTACATTTTTACTCTCGAAGCGGATCCCCTCTTCACGGTGGAGTTCGTTTTTGCGTTGATTGTATGATGAGCCAAACATTCTCACCAGATCATCATTCAGAATCCATTCCC